TCCTTCGACAATAGTTCCACGTACTCCATTCAATATACCACTTGCTTTGGGCACGCAAGTTTTTTCGCCAAATCTTCAAAATTTCTTATTTGATCAAGTTGCAAGTTCACCAGAACGTGTTAGAGCAAGTAGCGTTAACTATGCGCCTCGTCTCTTTAAATTGACAGGCAGTATAAACACATCATACACAGCAGGAGATTACGCAATTGATCATCTTTTCGAAGATCCTGCATTCATTAAACGTGCTTATACGATACTCCCATGTGATAATGGGTTTTTAGCACCCAACTATAACCTTCTCGTAAGCGCGTCAGATGGTGTATACAATCAATTTTTATCTCAAGCAGGCAATGATGTTACGTCAATATCACTTTTAAACATAGACACGACTCTAAATCCAACATCACTAGGTACAGGATCTATTGATTTAATCACTAATTTTTTAACACCTAATAATTTTGGATTTGATGCAACATACTACAGCGGCGGAGCTCGAGGACGTCTAGGCACAGTTACATCACTTTTTTCTTTCAATACAACGTCGTCTTTTGCTGACATATCAAGCAACCTCTCGACGATCTACCAGGTTAGCAATCTCTACTACGGCAATCAGATCTTCCCACAGTCATTTACTTTGTCGTCAACAGCATTGACAGGATCTGGCGGAAAGATCAACATCACGCTTAAGGACAACGGCTTTGGAGGCCTCTATCGCGCAGATGCGGTCACACCCCCGCCGGCATGGGCGACCGTAGGTAACCTCTTCTATGATGAGGGACTTGCCATTATCAAGTCACCCCACCTCTACTACTTCGGTAAGGATAATTTCTCTGTCTCGTTCAATGGGTCGCAGAATATCCACACATATACCATAGATGCTATCTGTCCAGCTGGAGAGATCAACTCATCATCAAATCCGAGTTACCTATCATTCCCGCCTACAAATGAACAGAATGAAACGGCAGATAACTTCGTGTACATCACGGGCATCAATATTCACGACGACAACTTCAACGTTATTATGAGAGCAAACCTGGCACAACCAGTGCTTAAGAGGCCCGATGAAGAATTTCTCTTTAGAATCAAGTACGACATGTGACACGATCCTCGGGCTTGATATCTCAACGTCCTGCACCGGTTACGCGATTGTGACGACAGACGTAGGCAGAGTAGTTGAGGTAGGAAATTTTAAACTTGATAAGTTTGATGACTTCTTTGACAAGTGTGACGCATATAGGGCAGCCCTTGCAGCAGTATCCGCCAGACACGTGGGTATCAAGAAGATCTGCATCGAGGAGAACTTACAGGCATTCCGCCCGGGCATGTCATCTGCCAAGACGATCAATACACTCGCGCGATTCAATGGAGCTGCCTCGCTGATCGCCTACGAAGTTTGTAGGTCGAAGCCCATCTTTCTCAATGCCACTTCAGCGAGGTCAAAGCTGGGCATCAAGCTTGACCGCAAGTCAGACGTGTCCACGAAGCAGCAGATCTTCGAGTTCGTTAAGCCTCAAATCAACATTGAGTGGCCCACCACAAAGACGGGCGGTGTCCAGACATCGTGCTACGATATGGCAGATGCATATGTGTTGGCTCGAGCAGGATGGTTGAACAAAGATTAGACGTATCTTACTATTAAGATATGATGACCGTCACTTCGACTGAGAAGATACGATTTCTGCGTGGTATCTTTCGGGACATTCATGTTTCAAGAGATGGAAATGACTGTGCAGTTGCGTGTCCAAATTGTAAGACGCCTGATAAGAAGAAGCTGTCAATCAACGTCGAGTCGTGGAAGTACCACTGTTGGGTGTGCGGTGTAAAGGGTGGAAATCTTCGATCACTCTTCAAGCAGTACTACTCACCTGAGGTTGTTGTTGCTTTTAGAGAGCGATTTGGCATCAGCGATGATGACACACCGGAAGTTCCGCTCGTTGAGGTCGTTACTCTACCCGACGGCATTCTACCTGTTGCATTGGTGTCAAAATCTAAGAATCCTAATTTCAGAGCGACATACAACTATTTAATGCGTCGTGGGCTAACGGAGCGCGACCTGTGGTACTGGAAGATGTGCGTCAGCAATGAGGGTAGATTTGATAGGAGAGTCATCATTCCCTCATTTGACGCTGACGGTGATCTCAACTACTACGTCTCACGTGCAATTGACAAAGATACAAAGCCACGCTATGTCAATTCAAAAGCAAACAAGACTGAGATCATCTTCAATGATCTAATGGTTGATTGGTCAAAGCCTATAGTGATCGTCGAAGGTGTTTTTGATGCGATCAACGTTGGGCAGAATGCCGTACCGATACTTGGCTCTTATCTGCCGCAATCGGCAGCTCTTTTTGCAAAGATTGTAGCAAACAACATACCTGTCACATTGGCACTAGATCCAGACGTGGAGGATAAACTGCACAAGATCGCAGGAGATCTGTATAAGTTTGGCGTTGATGTTCGTCAAGCAGACATTACAGGATTCAAAGACATCGGTGAGATGCCTCGTGACGTTGCTAAGCAACGCATCGCAGATGCCAAGGCGTGGTATCCAAAAGTTAGCATGCTACACAAAATTAGCAAGATATCGAGCGGATCCATCCTGTAGTGAATATTTAGGGCTATGGCTAGAAATCTAAAACTTCGACGAGTCATTCTCAAAGAGATGGCTGATATACTTGCTGATGATGCACTTTTTACAACAATGTCACATCAAGACGACTCACCTGTCGGCGATATTGAAGACGAGACAGTAGACGAAGGCGGTGACTGCGGCTGTGGATGCGGCGGAGCACCAGGCGGCTGCAGTGGCAAGAAGCGTGGAACTGTTACGGCAACAGCGCTCTTCAAGAGAGGCCTCTATGAGATCATCGAGGACGCGATCGGCGTCTACGACCAGTATGATGATGCTGACCAGATAAGCGATGAGATGATTGCCGAGATAGAACACTTCAGCAACAAGCTCAAGGCCTTTAGGAACTAAAATATAAATCTAGTGTTTTGTGTCTAAGATTAGAACATATGAAAGCGTTCCATATCTCAGACATCCATTTTAGAGGCCTGTCTCGACATGACGAGTATAGGAAGTGTTTCACTAGATTATTCGACATCGCGCGAAAGGAGAAGCCCGATGTCTTCTTCGTAGGCGGCGACATCGTTCACTCTAAGACACAGGGCATCACACCAGAATTGATCGATATTCTAACTTGGTGCTTTGAGACGATGGCGGAGATCGCGCCTGTCCATATGATACTAGGCAACCATGACGGCCTTATCCACAACAAGAGCCGCCAAGATGCGATTACACCTATTATCAACGCGCTAGGTAACAAGCGCATCTACCTATACAAGAAGTCAGGTGTCTATCCATCAGGCCTACCAGGCATTAACTGGTGCGTCTTTTCGTGCTTTGACGAGGAAGGATGGGACGATGTCAAGCCTGTCAAGGGCGAGATCAACATCGCATGCTTCCACGGCGCCGTCCGAGGATCTTCAACTGACTCAGACTGGAAGATCAATGGAGAAGTGACAGCAAACTTCTTCGATGAGTTTGAATACACTTTCCTGGGTGACATCCACAAGCGCCAAAATATCACAGGTAACAGTGTAATCGCATACCCAGGCTCGTTCATCCAGCAAGATTATGGCGAGGATGTCATCAAGGGTTGCCTGATGTGGGACATTAAGTCAGCAGTCAACTACAGCAGCAAGTTCATTCACATCATCAATGACTCACCATTTGTAACGATTGGTTATCGCGGTGATCTTGATGAAACCTACCAGATGATCGACAGCGCTCCTGCAGGTGCACGTGTCCGTATCGGTTCAGATGTTCCTGTTCCACCTACTACACTGCATCTCATTGAATCGAAGCTTCAAGCTGAGAAGACACCTAAAGAGATCGTCTACAAGATTGCCGACCTGGATACAGGCAAAAGTCTTGCAAAGACAAGCGGATTGCCCGCAACAGATCTCAGGCAGCCGAGCACAATTAAAGAGTTGATCCGCGACTTCTACACCGACTCAGCTTTGCCGAAAGACAAGTTTGAGCGTGTCGATGCAATCGTCGACAGGTACATGAAGTCGCTTGATTTAGGCGGCGACGAGGATCGTAACTACAGCTGGTCACTTGACAAGTTGACTTTTAAGAACACATTTGCATTCCGCGGTGACAACGAGATTGACTTTACCAAGTCATCTGGCATCACAGGCATCTTTGGCAAGAACCGTGCTGGAAAGTCATCCATCATTGGCAGCCTTGTTTATTGCCTCTTCAATACCTCAGATAGAGGATCGCTCAAGAACCTCCACATCATCAATGACAAGGAGGACGCGTGTGATGCTGAAGCAGACATTACAGTCAAGGGTGATAAGTACAAGATTTCTCGTAGAACTAAGAAGACAGTCAATAAGAAGGGTGATGTCAACGTCAACACGACACTGGGTATCACTAAGCTAGATACGGATATGCAGTTAAGTGACGTCTCAGACGAACAGCGTCGTGAGACAGAGAAGGTGCTGCGCCAGCTAATTGGAACTGCAGATGACTTCTTCATGACATCTCTTGCAGCTCAAGGCAACCTCAACAAGTTCTTTGAGGAGAAGTCAACTGCTCGAAAGCAGATCATTGGAAAGTTTCTTAATCTTGACATCTTTGACTCACTTTATGAGCGTTCGCGAGAAGATCTTGTACCTCTTCGTGCCTCATTTAGAGGACGCCGTGACAAGCAGCAAATTGATGCAAAGATTTCTGATGCTGTAAAGGCGCTTGCTGCGGAGCGAGAGAAAACTTCTGAACTTGACAATGCGCACAGTGATCTTACACGAAAATTGGCAGATCTACGTGTTATTATCAATGGCGACACATCAGTCGAAGCTGCTGTTAAGCTACGTGAGCTTGAGCAGCGTCGTGATCGCCTTGCTGACAAACGCAAGGAGCATGCGACTCAAATTGAGGATGCTAGCACACTACGCTCTAAACACACAGCACGTCTTGATAAATTCAGTGCGCTGAAGGAAAAGTTTCCTATTGATGAACTTCGTCAGAAAGTTCAATCACAAAGGTCGCTAGAGACAAAGCTTGAAGCTGCGAATAGAGAGTTGCAGCAGCATCTTAAATCTCTAGGAAGGCTGAATGAAGATGTTGGAATTCTATCAACAGTTCCATGCGGTGACGAATTTCCAACGTGTCCATTCATCAAGAAGGCATTTGAGAGCAAAACAAAGATTGGCCAGGAGCAGCTAGAAGTTGAAGAGCAGCGGAAGTACATCAAGAAAATTCAGTCTGATATTAATGAAATATCAGAGCAAAACTTGGATGATAAGGTCAAGAAATACGACTTGATGCTCCAGGAAGAGCGAACACTGCAGTTTGATGTTAGCAAGCTTGATCTCAAGATTGAGCACGCTGAGATGTCACTTAAAACTGTTGATGTCGATCTTGCTACATGCAAACTTGAGATTGATCGCCTAAGCGCAGTTGTCAAGGACTCAGATAATCTGTGCGGCGTTTATGACAGCATCAAGGAAGTAGAAGAAGAGCTTGAGAAGACGCGCAAATTACAACTCACAAATGCAAAGAACGTCGGTGCTCACGAGACATCGATCACAACACTACAGAGTGAGAAAGAGACGCTTGAGCGAGATCTTGCTGACCTCGAGATTTTTGAGTTGTTCAACGTCGCCATGTCAAAGAAGGGCCTCCCGTCACGACTGATCTCTAAGCTACTTCCTCTTGTCAATGCTGAGATCCAGAACATTCTACTCGGTGTCTGTAATTTCACAGTCGAGCTTGAGGTTGATGAGGAGTCGAACTCACTTGAAGTTTACATTAACTACGGTGACAAGCGACGAATAATTGAGCTAGGATCAGGAATGGAAAAGATGATCTCTGCAATTGCAACAAGAGTTGCGCTCATCAATATGTCATCTTTGCCTAAATCCAATATCTTCATCATTGATGAGGGATTTGGAGCTCTTGATGATGCCAATCTTGAAGCATGCTCACGCCTGTTGAGGTCGCTAAAGAAGCACTTCAACCAGATCCTCATCATCTCACACGTAGATGCAATCAAGGACGCAGTTGATAACTTTGTCGAGATCAACTGGATCGACGGAGGCGCAAGTGTTAGATACGCCTAATGTCACACCGCTGTTCTGTCTTGTCTGTGAGACAGTGATGGTCGGACAAGATGACGTCGATTACCATAGATTATTTCAGTGCTGCACATCGTGCGGTATGAAGTGGGCTGAGACGAACCGTGCACAGTGGCAGATGGGCTGGCGACCTAACAGCGATGAAGTGGCTGCTGAAATTATTAATAGAAGATCTCACATACTTAACGAAATAGATATACTAAGAGGATAGTCGCATGCTTTCAATGCAACAAGTAAACACACTCGGGCAGCTTATCGACACAACATTCGGTAAAAGCTCAACAACAGCAGCACCGACCGTGTCAATAAAGATGACACTACAGGGAAATGCACTCATTGTTAAGTACACAACGCTGGTTCACTTTGCTTCTGAGCAATCCATGAGAGAGCAGACAAAAGAGCTCGAGCGCGCGGCAGTTCAATTGACAAAGAAGTCAATTGATGAAGTTGAGAAAGATTTTAAGCGAATTGAAGGCAAGACGCTAAATCTTAAGAAGAAAACAACTGACAATGGCATCGAGCTAATCAGCATGTCGCCTTACAATCCACGTAAGGTTGCCTACTACAGATTTAATACGACATACGAAATCGATGTATGAACACAAGCAACAAGTCAAGACAAGTATCTGAGATCATACGATGCGGTAAGGATCCTGCCTATTTTTTCAACAACTATGTAAAGATCCAGCATCCAACAAGAGGAACGATTCCATTTAAGACGTTCCCATTTCAAGATGACTGTGTCAATGACTTCATAGAAAATCGATTTACAGTCATTGTTAAGAGTCGACAGCTTGGATTGTCGACGCTCGTTGCAGCTTACTCTGTTTGGCTCGCGCTGTTCCAGAAAGATAAGAACATCCTCATCATTGCAACTAAACTTGGCGTCGCTCAGAACTTCATCAAGAAAGTAAAAACGATGGTTAGCAATCTTCCGCCATGGATGGTGCTACCGCAGATTACACTGAACAATCGTCAACTGATAGAGTTTAGTCACGGATCTTCGATCAAGGCAGTGCCCACGTCAGAAGATGCAGGTCGTTCTGAGTCGTTGTCTCTCCTGATCATTGACGAGGCAGCATTTGTTAGAAACTTTGACGAGCTGTGGACAGGCTTGTATCCTACGATCTCAACAGGTGGTCGTGCCATTGTGCTTTCAACACCCAATGGTGTTGGAGGACAGTATTACAAGCTTTTCACTGAGGCAGAATCAGGACTGAACGAATTTAAATCCATTCGATTGAACTGGGACGTCCACCCAGAGCGCAATCAAGAGTGGTTCGAGAAGGAAACGAGAAATCTGTCATCCAAAGAGATGGAACCGAGGTACATGTGCGATTTTGCGGCATCAGGTGAGACGTTCCTCAATGATGATGACATCAAGTGGATTAGCAAGATTATACGACCTCCGATCGACCGCGGCGGTCCAGATAGAAATGTCTGGATCTGGAAGCACGCACTCACAGAGCACAAGTACATCATTTCTGCTGACGTTGCAAGAGGAGACGGCAAAGATTACTCAACTTTTCACGTCATTGATGGCACTGAGGGTGAAGTAGTTGCCGAGTATAAAGGTAAGATTGCACCTGATAAGTTTGGAGATCTCTTAAATGAGTATGGATTGTTGTACAATAAGGCACTAATGTGTCCAGAGAATAACTCGTTTGGGTATGCAACCATAGTCAAGCTTAAAGATCTAGGCTACCCAAAGATGTACTACAACAAGAACAAGTCTGTCTACATTGGTGACTATGTTCCTCCTGCTGAGACAGAGCTGGCAGGATTTACAACGAGCGGCAAATCAAGAAACCAGATCCTCACTAAGCTTGAAGAAGTCATCAGAAATAAACAGCTGCTAATATACTCGTCTCGCTTCTATGAAGAGTTGAAGACTTTCGTCTGGAATGAGAGCAAAGCACAAGCAATGAAGGGAGAACACGACGATCTCATTCTCTCACTGGCAATTGGAACGTGGCTCTATGATGCATCAAGTGACTATGGTAAAGATTCAGACAAACTAAATAATGCGATGCTTGCTGCGATGGGTTTTAAGAACAAGCAATTTAATGGTGCATCAAACGACGTAATATCAAACAAGCATCATCAAGAGATAAATCGTGATCGTGCATTGCGTGGACATGCACGCCCTCTGGGAATACCCCCAGAGTTTGCGTGGGTGTACAAGAACTAGGAGAATCAATGGCACAAGATAATAATCTCTTTAGCAGGCTGACCAAGCTCTTTAGGAGCGGCCCAGTCATCAAGAGAAGAGTGAGAGAAGTCACTCCTTCAACAAAGTCAACGTCAGCATTTGAACAATTTAGGAAAGCACAGAGCTACGTCTATAGCTCTGCAATGAGTGCATACGGTTCATATGACCGCATGGCAAGGTACTCTGACTTCCAAGAGATGGAGTACACACCAGAGATTGCATCGGCACTTGACATCTACTCTGAGGAGACAATCTCACCCGATGAGAAGGGTAATGTCCTCCACATCCACTCAGAAAACCCAGTCGTCCACAAGCTGCTTAACGAGCTCTTCTACGACACGCTCAATGTCAACTTCAATTTGACATCTTGGGCGCGCAATATGTGCAAGTACGGTGACTTCTTCCTCTTCAACGACGTTTCACCCGACCAGGGCGTCATCAACGTCTATCCAATTCCAGTTAATGAGATTGAGCGTGAAGAAGGTTATGACAAGGACGACCCAATGGCTGTTCGCTTCCGCTGGCTGACACAGGGTAATCAAGTTCTTGAGAACTGGCAGGTGTCACACTTTAGAATTCTAGGTAATGACGCATTCTTGCCATACGGATCCTCGGTTCTTGAAGCAGCGCGCCGCATCTGGCGACAATTGATCCTCGTCGAGGACGCGATGCTTGTCTACCGCGTCGTCCGTGCACCTGATCGTCGCGTATTCTACATTGACGTAGGCAACGTACCACCTGAAGATATTGCCAACTACATGGAACAGGCTCAAGCGCAGCTTAAGAAGAGCCAGGTTGTTGACAAGCAGACAGGACGTGTCGATCTCAGATACAATCCGCTTTCTGTAGATGAAGATTACTTCATTCCTGTCCGCGGCGGTCAATCAGGTACAAAAATTGAGCCGCTTGCTGGTGGCGCAAATGCCGCTGCTATTGAAGATGTGCAATACATCCAGAA